GCACTATCAGCTTCGTCTCGCGCATGTCGCGCGCGTTCCACTCCGACTTCTTCTTACGCAGAAGGCGCAGGTTGCGGTTGATCACCGCCGTTGGGTTGAGGCTGGCCTTGCGCGAGCAGGGGTTCTTGCTCCAGCGCTCAAGCTCGGACGCGCTCATGTTCACGGTCTTGCGCCAAGTGGCGTAGACCTCGTTGAGCTTGTCAGGATCAACTGCCCGCTCTTCCTCGGGCATGTCCTCCTCGTCCTCATCAGCCTCGATCTCTTCCTCGTCCGGCTCCTCGGGCTCCTCTTCGGGCTGCTCGCCAGTCACATTGCCCACGAGTCCGGGCTCGTCACCGCTGACGCGGACGAGGTTTGCCAAGACATAGCGGTCGTCGGCACCCTCGATCTCCTGCTCGGTGATGTCCCAGCCGCTCAGACGCGCAGCCTCGGCGAAGCTGCGGTGACCCTCTTGGTACAGCTTGATCGCGCGGTTGACCTTCGCGTCCATGTCCTCGCGCATCGCGCTGACTTCGCTGATGTCGAAGTCGAGGATCAGGCTGGACTCCGTGCCACGCAGGCGACGGATGAACTTGTACTGAAGCTCGTCGGTCAGGAAGTCCAAGTACGGCATGACCGTGGACTCCCAGAAGATTCGGTTCTGCTCGCGAGCCGTAGCGTAGTTCAGCGTCTCAAGCCCGAGGACCACAGGCGGAACGCCGAACATCGAGAGGATTGTCTGCCGGTCCCAGTCGCGGAGCTTCTCGTGCTCCATCGCCTGCGGCGACATACCGATCTCTTGGTATTTGGTGCCCTGCGGGAGGACAGCAGTCTTGCGGTGCTGGTCAGGCCTCCCGTGGGCCTCTTGCCAAGCCTGACTTATGGCACGCTGATCGGCGTCCGTCAGCGGTCCATCGACCGAGAGAACCCCCCCTGGACTCCCCCCATTCTGAAGCAGGGCTTCGTCATAACGGTCGATGATGAAGTCCTTCGCGGCGGTGCGGTAGGCAGCTTGCATCGGCCCCATACCCCGAAGCGGGTTGTATGGGTTCACCTCTGCAATCTGGACGACCGAGTGCACCGGGTACTCCATGTACCCGCCACGCGCCTGGAATCGCCAATGCGAAGGCAGCTTGGTCTTCTCATCCATGACCGCCTCGACAAGATCACCCCGCACGGGCCAGATCTCATCAGGCATGTCGATGGTTGCCATCATCCCCGAGCCAGACACAGCCTCCATCGGACGCATCTGACCATCAGCCCCGCGCTTCAGCAGGATCAGGAAGGTCTCGCCGTAGAGTTGCTGGCTCGTGCAGATCTGCCGAAAGAACTTCCGCTGACTCATCAGCGGGTTCGGCATCTCCAGTAGTTGGAATAGCTTGCTCCGAGTGTCCGTCTCGTAGGTCCCGGCAGACTGACTCTGCAGCCTCGCAGGAACAGCCGAAGCACTACGCCCAATCGCGCTCACCGCCGCATACACCCACGGGTGCTGCGCGTAGGGGCGCTTCATGTCCGGGTCGCCGCCCAGCGCGATCGTCCACCGATACGCGCTGCCCATCCCGTCGTCGCCCATGTAGTGCGACTTGGTGGTGGATGCAGCCCCGTCCCCCCGCCTCTTGTAGGGCGAGATGTCGTCGTCGCGTCCGGGCGCTTCCTCCAGGCGGTGATCCGCCTGCGCCCGCGAGACCTGGGCACTCTCGCGGGAGATCATTGCGCTGGGTGTAACCCTTTGCGGGACAAGGCCATAACGAAAACTCCAGAAAATGCTTGAAGCACTAGATGTTGTTGGCAGGGGGGTTGACTCGCGGGTCGAGAGCGACCTCCATCCGGCGGACGGCGTCCTCCTCTAGCTCTAGCGTGAACCAACGCCGCCCGCAGTTAACGCATTCGCGCTTCCTCCTGACGGTGCTCCGAGTGATCTCGGGCCGCGAGTCTTTCACCTTCGTGTTGAGAGTCCCGCACGAGGGGCACTTGATCGCGCCAGCCATCAGATGAAGTAGATCCTCTTCATAGTGTTCGCCCTCGACAGGCACAGATAGAAGGCGTCCGCGTGGTCCGGCGAGGCACCGTACCTCTGCCGGATCTTCTCCTTCGCCTCCATCTTCAGCATCCCCTTCTCGTTGTACTCAAAGTTCGTCCAGCCAAGCTGCTTCCACAGCGTCTCGCGCCACTGAGTCGGCACGCTGAAGTGCTTGTTGATCAGCCCCATGCGCGCGATCCAGTGCAACTCCGCTCGGCGGTTCAGGATCTTGATGTCCTGACCCACAAGCCAAGCCCAGTCACCTTTCGGCAACGAACCAAAGTCCACAGCGTCCACGCCCCAGCCCTCCTCGCGCATACGGTCCACGACGCCCGCACCCAGGCCGTCCATGTCCACATGCACATCCTTGGGCTGCACATCCCACTGCTTCGCGATCCGCATCGCGTGCTTCGCCGTGTACATCAAGTCATCCGACTGCCACTGCGTCACCGACTCCACACGGCCATCCACCATCACCACAGCCACCGTGTAGTCACTGCCCGTCCGCGCCACATCCAAGCCCATGTGACGCCCGCGCTCGATCTCCGGCTCAATCTCCGCCGTCTCCTCCAACAGCCATGTCGGAATCAACTGGTAGTCGCCGCCGCGCGGAGGGAACTTCCCCAGCACACGCACGAAGTACTGCGGCGAATCCTCGCCGTAGTACTGACGCTGCTCCTCAATCCAGTCACGGCTGATGATGTCCTCGGGCACATCGTGCGCCGCGATCTCGAACCGTGACCAGTTCCCACGCTGGTGACTCTCGAAGAACGCACCATCCGCACGGTTGCCGTTCCCGATCAGCAGCACATAACAGTTCGGGCTGGTCAGGTAACCACGCATAGCGTCGAAGATGTGGTCCGCCACACCCGACGCCTCGTCCACGATCACAAACAGCCCGCCAGGACCTCCCGCCCTCGAACCCCGAGCGTGGAATCCCTGGAAGCGCTCCTCTCGGTCAGTCGAGAGGCCCATCGCGTACCAACTCGGCGAGACATCCAGCCTCGTGGACATCAACTCGCCCTTCAGGCTGTACTTCGCCTCCAAGAACGCCGAACGCACCTCACGCCACAGCAATCCCACTTGGTGCCATGTCGGAGCCGTCGTGATCACGATCGCATCCGGCCTCGTGAACAAGAACCACAGCAGCAAACGACCCGCCCAAGTCGTCTTGCCCGCGCCGTTACAACTCACGACGCTGACACGCTGGTGCTCCACCAGCGCCTTGCCAATCTCAGCCTGCTTCTGCCAAGGCGTCCAGCCTAGGACATGCGTGGCAAACCCAGCCGGGTCGTCGCTGTACTCCGGGTACGGCGCATCAAGCTTCGCCCCCAGCTTCGAGTCCAACTGCTGCCGGACCTGTGCCCAAGACCTCGCTGTCAATCCTCGCGACGATTCTTCTCGCGGCATCCTTGCTCGCCTCCTCCAACACGATGTCTGCAAACCTCGAAAGGACCGCCACTAGATCTCGCGCGTTCAGCGCCGTCGCCGCGTCCAGCCTGATTGACCACGCCTTCTCCTGACGACGCCCAAGGCGCTCCGCAGCACGGGCAAGCTCCTCCAGGGCCGCGTCCTCCCTCACGCCACGCTCCAAGAACTCCAGCAAGTCCTTTAGCTGCGCCTCGAAGTCCTCCGTCCCCGCCGCGTCCTCCAAAGCACGCGCCAGCTTCAAAGCCTCCTTCCGAAACTCCGGCGTGTCGCTCTCCGTCGCACGCTCCGCCGCCTTCTGCACCGTCAAGTCCAGCAGCGCCAGAGACTCACGCAAGTCCATCAGAGACGGATCGTTCTTCGCCTCCTCATACGCCTCGCGGAATCGGCCCAGGCTCTTCGAGTACCGACCGTGCTTGATCGGAGCACCAGGGCTCGCACCACCGTGCAAGCGGCACACGCGGCGGCCAGTCACCACACGCCGACCACAGCGGTTGCCCTCGCGGTTCTTCGCGCAACAACGCCACGGCTCGTCACCGGGCTCGAAACTCGGACCACTGCCCTTCCTCGGCATGCGCTAAATGTAGGGGTTATCGCGACATGGTGCACGGGATATTGTGTGCCGTTTATAGGGAAAGTTCGTGGTACGGGGCTCATAAAAACGGGGGGTAATCATTGCCTGCCCAACGCGCCGAGAAAATCGGGCATGGGGGTATACCCCTACGCCCCTTGGGGTATGTACCTAGGGGAGAACCCCTAGGGGAAAACCCTCGGTCCGCGCGTGTCGCATAATGTCCGTTATGTCGCCCTCCGGCTAGGGGTTTTCCCCAGCGCCGCTAGGGTCAACCCCAGGCCGACCAAGGGTCTCCCCTAGTGGCCCAGAATGGGCCGATCGCAGCGCCCGATTCGCCCATCGAGAACGGCCGTTCCATGCCCGATGCGCCTAGCCCCGAGGGCGATTCCCTTCAGGCCGCCTGAGCGGCCGCGTGAGGCACGTTGTGCCCCGGGCGGCCCTGGAGTCCCGCGAGGCGCCAACGTCGATTTCTAGGTGGATTCCCCTAGCTGACCCCCCTTGTCAATGGGGAGAACCCGAGAACGCGCGGTTTTTTCTGGGGGGCGCGCTCGCACGGCCGGGGCGGGCGCCCCGAGCCCCGCCTCCGGGCCCTCCGCGCCGCCTCCAGGGCCCCGAGGCGTCCACGCCGAGGGCGGCGCCCATGGGCCTCCCACGTTCCCCGAGGGCCTCCCCCTAAGAGGGCGCCTCGCGAGGCTGTATATAAGCGGCAGAAATTCCCTCTCGGTCGCCTAGCGTAAACCCTTCCAGCGCCTAGGGTTACGTCGATTCGAGGCACGTTATCTCGGATTCTGCCCCCAAGGCCTTGCGGCACAACGTGCCGAAGCTACCTTTTGGGGGCGCCGAGATTCCCTCCGCGCCCCGAACCCCGAACC